AATATTTGTTTTATTTTTTTTTTTTTTTTAAATTAATATTCTTATATGGAATTTATTTATAAAATTGGTAATTATATTAAAAGTATTTATAATTCATCTAATGATATTGAATTTAAAAAACCAGATGGATACAAAAATATTAATTCTAATACCTTTAAAAAATAATATTTAAAGATATTTATTTTTATTTTAATATAAAATGGTTGTTATAGGAGTATGTGGTATTACTGGATTACAAGGTGGAGCTGTAGCACAACAATTTTTAAAAAATAATCATACAGTTATAGGGATAACTAGAAATAAATCCTCATTAAAATCAACTAAATTACTTGAAGATGGTGTTGAATTGAGATGTGGTGATTATGATAATGTTGATTCGTTAAAAGGTATTTTTAATGGATGTGACGCTGTTTTTGTTATGACTAATTTTTGGGAACATATGGATTCTAAAAAAGAATTCAAACAAGCAAAAAATATTATTGATAGCGCATTAGAGTCCAATATAAATCATATTGTTTGGAGCACATTAGAAGATACACGAGATTTTAATGATGAAATTGGCTATTTGGGTGATTACAAAGTGCCACATTTTGACGAGAAAGGAATGGTCAGCAAATATTTAGATACATTATCTATTAATGTAACTCATTTATATACTAGTTTTTATTATGAAAATTTTTTAGGATTATTGAAGCTCAAGAAGGATGATGATGGCATTCGTAGATTATGTTTACCGATGACCGAATCTATATTACCGATTGTTTCTGTAGATGATATAGGTAAAATGGCATATCATGTTGTTGATAAAAAACTATATGGTAAAGTAGGTGTTGCTGGTGATCATTTATCTTGTAACGAAATAGCCTCTATTTTAAGTGTGTCTATTAATGAACCAGTTATATATGTGGGGGTTCCAGCTGATATGTATAGAGGTTTTGGATTTCCTGGTTGTAAAGATTTAGGTAATATGTTTGAGTTTAAAGATATCCATAATAAAGAATTTTGCGAGTTAAGAAATATGGATAGTGTAAAGTCTAGAATTGTTCCTATTGATTTTAAAACATGGTGTTTGGAACATAAGGATAGTTTAGTATAAGTAGTTTCATATATTTTATAAAATTGATTTTAAATTTTTTATGTTTTGTTTGTCATAAAACTACAAACAAACATGGGTCAATACATTTCAATGCTTTTTGGATACGATGAGGTTGAATACACTGAACTTCCACAAGACACATCTACTAAACTAACTAAAGATGTGTTTAAAGATCTTTCTAAATATCCAAAACTTATCAAGAAATTTGCTTCGATTAAAAAGAACCAGTTGATTGTTCCAATTAAAGATATGGATGAATTTATTGATGATTTGGTTGATTTTACTGAACAATACCTTGATTTGGGTAAAATGGGTGGTAAACATAGCAAGTTGTGGAAAGGCTATGTTCATCATGATGAACTTGAAAAACGTTTGGTTGCGATTAGATCTAAAGTAATTGAAATTCTTAATATTGATGAATCCACAGAAAAAGCAGATAAAACACTTGGTTATTATCTTAAAAAGTTTATCACGCATTTCTTTGGTGATGAATGTGGTGGATTTACATTGACAGATACACGAGAAACAAAAGATGAACTAGCAATTAAATATATGCATACTCATAAATTGGAAAATATGCGGGGGTTTGTTAAAAATGTTTTGAAACTTCCAGGATTTGTATTCTGTACCGAATATGATTGGGAAAATTGCTTGGACGGAACATGCGAAAATATTTCATTTCATCAATTTAATACTAATATTCATAAAGATAATAGTGCCAAAGCATTGTTTTATACTAGCGATATGACTATGAGAGAATATAGTGAAACTGAAATTAAGGCTATGATGACAGAAAATCAACAAACAAAGTATATGGGAGATTACGAAAAATATAAAGATAAATTCACAGTATTCACCATTTATAATCCAACTGCTAAAGAAGGTGACTTGTTTCACGATGAAGTAATAGTTATTGGTATTCACGCTACAAGTATTGGAACCAAGAGTGCGATAGTTGATAATCTTGACGAATATAGATTTTTGAAGTCTGTTATTCAAAGTTATTCGGATTTTAATAGTATTATTATTGGAGATTTCAATCTACCTGAATATAGTGAAGGTCTTGATTACTTTGGAATTGGCACTGAAGAAAGGGTGATTTATCCAATTCAGAATAGTTTCTATAGTGAATTTGAAGATCATAGTACATTTATGACACAAGGATATGAACGATATAGTTTGTATGATCCAAAAGAAGATGTAGCTTCTAAAGAGAGAACTGGACGAGCAGACAAGAATTCTCAGTCAGTTCTAGGAAAATGTTTTCTTAGACATTATAATACTGATGGCGCATATGGTAAATTTAATATTAAAGTTAAAACTGAGTCGTCATTGTTTCCACCAAATACGAAAGAAGCTAATCTTATGATTCCTCTAATTACTGGTAATACAAATTCTGATTGGTTGTCCGATCATCAAGCACCAGTTATGAAGTTGACTGATAGTAAAGAAAATTCTTACAATATTAGTGCCTATAACGTTCTATCACAATGTTGTAGTGGAGGACAACCTTTTAAGGATGAACTCACAACATATGATATTGATGTTGCAGGAGATGAATTTTGTGATATATTGTCTGAACTCGCAAATATTATGATGGAAAATATCTCTGCTTAATATAATGAAATTAAATTTAATAGATAGAAATGCTATAAATTTAGAAAAATTATATAAAAATAAAAAATTAGATATTGATATTTTTATTTTTTATCCAAAACTTAAAAAATTATCTAAAAAAGACAAATTAAAATTATTAAAATATAAACGACCTAAATTAATGTCTAAAAAAAAATTAAGATAAAATAATTGTTTTATTTTCATCTATATAAATTGTTTGTTCAAATTGGGCTACTTTACATTTACTATCTTTTTCTAAAAGCGGTGGATAACTATTTAAATATCCATTCGAAAATAATTCTTGTAAATTATAAAAGTAATCTGTATTATTTTTTGTAATATTATCTATAAATCTTGGACAAAATGCTAAAGTTTTAAATTTGTTAGATATTAGTTGAGATATATCATTTGTTTTTTTATTTTGAAAAAATGGTATTTTTCTATCATCTTTTAACATATAATGACTATAATTTCTATAATCTTTATCTAATATAGTTGTACCACTACCATTAGATACAAAAACTTCTATTGCCATTATATCATTTTCATCTACTCTTAAATCATCATATATTAAATTATTAGTTGGTTTTCCATGTAATAGTTTTCCACCATGAATTTTCCAAGGTAATATATTGTGACCTGCTAAATTATCAATTACTTTTAATGAATTATTATCATATTCATATGATTCTACTATTTCTTGTGATAAAGCACTTAGTTCTTTAAATCTACTATCAACACCAATATTTTTTATAATAGTATTAACAGCTTCATTAGAAGCTTTAAGAATGTTATTATATTCATTATTTAAATTTATAGTAAATGCCGAATCTATAATACATCCATCTATATGGACACCATAATCTATTTTAATAACATCATCTAATTTTACAATGCGTTCATCTAAATATGATGGAGTAAAATGTGCTGCAACATTATTAATAGATATTCCTGTTGGAAAAGCAATACCATTATTAAGTTGGTTAGGCGCTATTTTATTTATTTCATCTGATATTTTAGATTCAATAAGATTACATATAGTTATATATTTAATTCCAGGTTTTATAAGTGGTTGTATATATTTTCTTACTTTTTTGTGGATTTCACCAGCTTGTCTATATTTTTCTAATGAATCCATAATTAATGTATAATTTAAATATTATATTTAAGTATTTATATTTTATAGTATAATGAAACGATTATTAAATAAATGCTTATCTTTCTAGATATAAAAATAAATTAGTCTTATTTTTAATAAATAAAATAATATAAAATAATATAAATAGTATGTATAAAATTATTGTGATTATATTTTTAATTTTAATTATTTATCATTTTATAAGTATAATAAGATTTAATGAACATTTTGCTATACCAACAGGACATGAGCGACCTTTTGTTAATATATTCAATGATAAAGATGAACAGTTAAAAATAGTTTTGTTATCGCATCCTTTTACACGTGATTCATCATGGGAACAATATGAACGATATAAAAAAGATAATTTTCTTATTTTAGGTATTACAAGCTATAATGAATTTCCTAAAATAACTACAAATAAATTGGATATATTAAACAATCCCGATGAGAAAGCTTGGAAATACGATTATATGTCATTATTAGATGGGTGGTTACATTGTTTTCGAAATCCAGATAAATATATAGATAAAAATAAACCAAAATGTCTTATATCAGAATCAGATTTTACCAATACAGAAATTTATAAACCAGATAATTCTGTAAAAAAAGAATATGACTATATTTATGTATGTCCCAAAGATAGTAATGATAAAAAATGTTTTGGATGGGCAGCAGAAAACAAAAATTGGAAATTAGGTATTGAATGTATTAAAATATTAAGTGGAAAAATGAAACTTAAAGGACTTTTAATAGGACGAAAAGATTGTGATCTTCCATCAAATAGTAAAAAATATCTTACAACAACCGATTTTTTATCGCAAAGTGAACTTATTAAAAGTTATCAAAAATCTAGATTTATTATTATACCTAATAAAACTGATGCTTCGCCAAGAGTTCTTACAGAGGCACTTTGTTGTGATTTACCTGCTTTAGTAAATTATAATATAGTAGGAGGGTGGAAATATATAAACAAAAAAAATGGTTCTCTTTTCAAAAATATGAATGATATACAATCAGGTTGTGAATATATTATAAAAAATCTAGATAATATGAAACCACGCGAAGATTTTATTAATAAATATGGAAAAATAAACACAGGTAAAAAATTAAAAAAATTTATTCAAGAACATTTTAAAGATAAAATTGATGTAAGTAGTTATAATTATTTAAGATTATAATTATACAAGTAAAAATTTATAATATTAATTGTTTAAATAAATTTTTTTATATTATTATAGTATAAATGAAAGGAGGATCACCAGCATATGAACTTCATCAAGAAGATGGTTTATTATCTCAAACAACTAATGTAGAACATACAAAACCTTTAACTTATTATGAAAGTAGCAATCATGATAACTATAGTAATTTATATAAAGTTTCAGGTGGAGGAAGACGAAGAGGAAGACGAAGAATAAGAAAATCTTTAAGTAAAAATGTTAAGAGAAGTTATAGTAAAAATAAACGAAGATCTAAAAGAAGATTATCACGACGAAAACGTGGTGGTTCTAAAAAAAAATAAAATATTAAATTTATAATATTAATAAATATAAGTTTTTATTTAAACGAAAATTAATATAATAGAATTAATATATGGGAGGAAGTTCTATTCAATTATTTGCTATAGGACCTCAAGATTTATTTTTAACTGGAAATCCACAAATTACTTTTTTTAAAAGTGTTTTTAGGCGTCATACTAATTTTAGTAAAGAATTACAACAAATTATATTTTCAGGTGAATCACCTACTTTTGGTTCAACTGATGTTATTGCTAAAATAAATAAACAAGGAGATTTATTAAGTAATATTTATTTAGAAGCAACTATTACTGGAACTACAGATAAAAAAGGTGCTTATACTGTTAATCATTTTGGTAATAGTTTAATAAAAAAAGTAGATTTTGAAATAGGGAAAAGAGTTATAGATACACAATATTCACAATGGTTACAAATATATGATGAATTAATTGAAAATATAAGTGAAAATAAACAAACAACAAGTGGTTTAAAAGGAGGTCGTTATAGTGATTTAAATTTTACAACCGATATAAATGCGACAGAAATAAATGTTAATAATAGAATAAATGGCGATTGTCCATTAGTATTTGGTGGAAGTAGAACAGTTGTGTCTTTACCGACTGGTACTGAAGATATTAATAGCGATATTGGAACTTATACCAAAAAAATTATTGTACCATTACATTTTTGGTTTACCAAAAATCCAGGATTATATTTACCAATATGTGCGTTATATAATCATGATATAGAATTAAAATTTACATTTGAGGAAAAATATAAATTAATAGGAAATAGCGATAATATAAATAATTTAAATATAAATTTTAAATTATATGGTGAATTTATTACATTAGATACAGTAGAAAAAAATAAATTTAAATGTTCGAATCATGAATATATTATAGAACAAATACAATTAAATAATAATGGTCCTTATACTACATCATCTTCAATTGAAGGTAATCAATTATATAAAGTTGATTATGAACTTAATTTTTCACATCCAATAAAATATTTTGTTTGGGTGATAGTTAATGAAGGTAGTGCCACAACATCATTATCAAATAATTCGGGTCAAGGACCGTGTTATTTTGTTTCACAATGTTCTAATTCTTTATATGGAAATGATGGTCAAGATGGAATGGTTGAGATCTTATTTGATGGCATAGAAAGAGAACAAGAATTACCTATGATGTATTATACTAGGGTTTATCCAAAGAATCATTGTAAAAATGTTCCAGATTTAGATAGAATAGGATTTTATTCATTTGCTTTGAATCCTTTTAATTTAGAACCCTCTGGTACATGTAATTTTTCTAAAATATGTAATACAAATATTAAAATAGTTTTTGCTAATAATAATACTTCAAATATTACAAATAAACCATTGTATTTTTTTGGTGTTAATTATAATATATTATTAATTGAAAATGGTATTGCTGGTATAAAATATTCTTAATTTTGTAATGTTTAATTTTTATTTAAAGATTAAAAATAATTTATTATTAATGAATAATACGACTGAAAAAGTAACTACAATGGGACATAATTTGGTGGATGAAATTCAACAAATGAGTCATGAATTTATTAATAATGCGGTTGAATTATCAATTCCAATTATAAATAATATGGCTCAAACAAATATAAATGTTCCAAAAAAAATAGATAATATAAATTATTATAGAAAAAATACCAATAATAAAATATTATTAATATGTGAATTACCTGGTGTTTCTAAAAAAAATTGTAAAATAAATTTTAGTAATGGTATTTTAAGAATAAGTGGACATACATGTCATAATGATGAATGGGAATATATTTCAGATAAAAAATACTATAAAGAAATAAATGTTGGGACTAATGTAAATGAAAATATAAAGGCAACGTGTGAAAATGGACTTTTAAAAATAACTATACTAAAAAATGACTTAAATATTGATTCTAATATAGAAATTAATTAATGGAAAATTTTATTCAACAAAAAAATATTAATATTGTATTTTTTACCAACAAAAAGTTTTTAGAATTAAACGATAAAATTAAAGAACAAAGTAAAATATTAGGAGAATCACATTTTTTATTTATAGATACTAATAGAGAGGGTGATTTAATTAAAAATTTAAATGTTAAAAGTGTTCCATTATTTTATATTTATAAAGATGGATATTTAATAGAAGAAGTATTTGGTAATTATAATAATATATGTGAAATTATAAAATTACATTTTTAATTTATTCGTATAACATAATAAATTATTATAAATATTATAATTAATTATAATGAATTGTGGAACTATAGTAGAAATCCATACTTTTGATGATGGTAATCAAATGTATAAGCAGCATAAAAATAAATGGATTATAGAAGAACTGAAGTATAATGGAGGTAAACTAAAATTAAAAAATGAAGAAAATAATGATATTATAATATATTCAATATCATCATGGAAAGTTAGAATTCCTATAGATTTTAAATTTTAAATATTATTTTTGTTATTCATACTATTAACATAAATTACATGTAAAAATAGTGTAGACATAAAAACAAGGATTAATATTATTAATAATATTTCACTCATTATATAATAAAAAGAAAATAGTTATATATATTAATGATAAAAGTGGTATTATGTATTATAATTTTAGTATTAATTATATTAGTTCATCAAAAGTTTAAGGAACCATTTAATAGTGAAATAATAGAATTTATAGATAAAGATAGTGTTTGTTTAAAATTAAAAAAGGTAAATTATAGTTATACTAAATTAGATTTACAGATGCGTAATATAGATTCTAAATATCATAACCAAATTTATAAATATTATTGTGAAAATTTATTAGAATATTCTGATTTAGAAAAAAAACTAATAAATTGGGTTGTAAATGGTATGCGTGAACGAATACCTAAACATTTACAATTTATAATAAATAATTTAAAATTCGCAAAATTTCAAAATCATATAGACAATGGTTACCCACACACAAATTCTGATATTATTTTTTTTACAGAATCATATATATCTAAGTTGCTATATTATTATAATAATAATGATATTGAACCAGCTATTAAAGATATTGGCGCTGTAATTATACATGAAGCAGTTCATGTTTGGCAAAGAAAAGATTCAAAAGTTTTTATAGATTTATTTACAAATTATTGGAATTTTGAGAAGATATCTAAAATGTATAATGGTGAATGGTTAGAATCATTAAATCGATATAATCCAGATGGTGTGGATACTAATTGGATATTTAAATTTAATAAAAAAAATATATTTATTTTAAGTATATACCAAGATGAAGCAACTAATATTGGTGATGTTGATTTTATAGGTGTTTATGTTGAAAAAAATGGAAATAAATGTGTTATGCCCGAAGAATCTAAACTTTATCCATTAAGTACCATTAAAGAATTTAATTCTTTTTTTGAACATTTACATGGAAATCATTATCATCCAAATGAAATAAGTGCTGAGATGATGTCTATTTATTATTTGAAGGTAATGAATTTATCACATAAAAAATTTGAGAATATAGGTTACAAAAATATGTTAGTTTGGCTTGAAAAATATTTAAAAAATTGATTGATTAATTAATTAATTATATAATTATAATTAAAATGGGATCTAAAAAAAAATGTGGTCATTGTAAAAAAAAACTTGGTATAGTAAATTATGAATGTAAATGTACCAATAAACATAAATTCTGTTCTAAATGTAGACTACCTGAAAGTCATAATTGTGATTATGATTTTAAAGCAGATTCTAAAATATTATTAGAAAAACAACTTATTAAAGTTGTTTTTCAGAAGGTTATTAAAATCTAATTAAACTTGGTGTTTTAGACAGAACACCACCGAACCACGGTATAACGTGGCAGTTATTGAAGCTCATTTTTCTTCTATTCCCCGCCCCCTTCGTTAGATTTATTCATACAACACCTAACAACTAATACTAATACAACAACTAATAACGCACAATTCACATAATTCATATTTAAACTTTTACTCATTTTATATAATAGTATTAGATTTTTTTTTGTCTTAACTTTTTTTAAAAGTTAATTATATGAATAAATATATAATACTACTATTTATAATTTTAATTTTAATTTTAATATTAATATTATATTTTCATTATAGTATTGAAGTATCTAAAAATGATATTTATTATATAGAAGATTTTTTCTCACCAAATGAATTTAAAATTATAACAACGGACTTAAAAAATATACCTAGAAAAGATTTTAAAAATGAAAAATTTAGATTAGTATCACCATTAAATAATGATAAAATAAATAAGATAGTATATTCTCAAAAAAATATAAATAAAATAAATAAAATTGTAGGTAAAAAATTGTTTAAATCAAACTTTCCAATAGAATATAGAATATATCCAACAAAATCACCAGGGATGAATTGTCATAGTGATACACTATTATATGATTTACCACAATATGAAGCTGTATTAACAATTAGTAATAGTTCTGATAGTTATACTACTTGGTATAGTTATAATAATAAAGAACATAAAATATATACAAACCCCAATTCATTATTATTAGTAAAAGCAAAGGGGAATAGACATTGTGTATCTCCTATTAATAATGGTGAAAGATCTATTATAAAATATATTTATACGCAAAGTGAAAAAATTAATAATAATTATATAAGAGAACTAAAGAGATTTAATGAATTTAAAAAAAATAAGAACTAAAATTTTTTTTTTTCCTTTTTTTTTTTCGTGATCCACCTAAAGCATGTGTTTCTGCATGATAATTACGTGGAATACAATAATATCCACACCATTCATCATAAGAAATTCCATTTTTATTATTATCTTTATTATAATTTAAATCCGCTAAGTGTGGAACCCATATAGGTTTTCCAGACGCATCTTTATTTTCTACACGTAATGTACCTTGTTTATGACTATATCTACCATTCTTATCTTGTCTATAAAAGTGATATGTTTTTCCTTTTTGTATAGTTAACGCACCTTTATAATAATTTTTAGGACAAGGTTTAGTAAATTTGGTTTCAAAAATATTTGATTTTTTTGTAATTGGATTAAAACTATCAATTAGTATTTTTTTTTTCATATGATCACATGTATAATAACGATTTGCTTTAAAATTTTTAATTTTATGTTCATGTGCGTAATTACCTGGTTGTGGTTTTAAATTAGAACATTTGTTAACTGATTTTTTATTAGTTTTACAACTAGAATTGTTATGACCTTGTTTTTTACATAATTTTAAACATTTATCTTTAACAACTTTTATTTTATCATCTAAAAAATAAGCATAACAATTATGTGATTTCTCAATAAGAGGAGCACTCCATTTATCAGGATTATAATTAGGTTCATTACCAGTCATAAATTTTGTAAATAAATATTTACATCTATTATAATTTTTACAATAATCATTATTATTACGTTTCATACATTCTGAAATATTATTATCAGGGTTATTATTTGTATCAAAACATTGACAATTTTTTTCTCGACTAGTTAATACTTTATTACACGTTTTTAAAAGTTTAGATGTAACTTTATTTAAATTAGGTTTTTTTATTGATTTTATTGATTTTTTAGACATAATAATAATATATTAGATAATAAATTTAGATTCAAACATTTCTAACGCATTTTTATAATCTATTACAGGGTAAAACGCAGAATTATGTTTTGTTCTTATACTATTTATAGTATTATTTAAATTAACTTTACCATACTTTATAATATATGCGGCTATAATAGATGCGGATTTTTGATTACTAGTTTCACATAACACTAAAACTGATTTATTTTCTAATAATTTTTTATTAATGAATTCAGAAGTTTCATTTAAATATTCATACATTTTAATAATTTCATATTTTTCTAAATTATTTTTCATTTCCATTTTATATTGATTATATTTACCTAAAAAATGTAAATCTTTAGAACAATTTATAATATAATCTATGTTTAATTTATCTTTATATTTTAATAATTCATTATTTCCAATCCATAAATTAGGCAATATTTCAATAAATATCATATTATATATTATTTCTTTAAATTATATTATAAAATTGAACTTTATATTTATTTAAAAATTAAATTATATATAAATATATTTTAACAAAATTATGAATATGAATATGAATATGAATGATTTATTAGATTCATTAAAATCTAATACTAAAAAAATAGACAAACCAGTTGATATAAATAATGAATTATGTTCTGCATGTAAACAAGGTGATATAATTAATAATAATGGTCAAATTATATGTAAACATTGTGGAATTATTAATTATGAAATTATAGATAGTAATCCTGAATGGCGTTATTATGGAAATGATGATAGTAAATATTCAGATCCAACACGTGTTGGATTACCTACAAATGAACTATTACCTGAATCTTCGTTAGGTTCAACCATAAGTTTTCGTTATGGTGAAACTTATGAAATGAAAAAAATTCGTAATTATCATTTATGGAATGCTATGCCATATAAAGAAAGATCGCTTTATAATGTTTTTGATCGTATACAAGTTATAGCAATAAATCATGGTATTCCATTATGTATAATTAAAGAAGCTCACAATTTATATAAAATACTTTCTGATGTTAGAATACATCGAGGATCAAATAGAAGTGGTATAATAGCTGCGTGTATTTATAAAGCTTGTAGTTTACAAGGTTCACCTCGTAGTTCTACAGAGATTGCTGAAATGTTTAATTTAAAAATTAGTCATATGACTAAAGGTTGTAAAATATTTGATCAAATAATTAATATGAATGTTTGTAGTAAATCTAATATGAAACATAATCTTACTAAAGCATCTGATTTTGTACAAAGGTTTTGTTCTAAATTAAATATTGGAACTAATGTTTGTCATATATGTTCACATGTATGTGAAAAAGCTGAAGAATATAATTTAGTATCAAAATGTATTCCTCCATCAATTGCTGCTGGTAGTATATTTTTAGTATGTAGTTTGTTAAAAATTAATATTACTAAAAAAGAAATATCACAAACTTGTCAAATTTCGGAAGTAACAATAAGTAAATGTTATAAAAATTTACATATATATCAAGAACATATTTTACCTAAAAATATTTATTTTAAATTATATCCAGAATAATTTATATGAATCGTTTAAACTATATTTTTTTTATAAAATAATATTTTATTATGGATCCTATATTAATTAGTATTTCATTATTATTAATTGTTATAATTGCTATAGTTTATATTAAACTTTCTAGAAAAATTGATAATCAAACATTAGATTTTAATAAAAAATTAACATCTTTAAAAAATCTTCCTTCTAATATTAATAATAAACCAATTTTAATACCTAAACCTTCAAATACACCTACCCCACAATTACCTATTGCTCCAATAAATACAAATTATTCAAATTTAAAAGAACAATATGATTCGTATGTTCAAGAAAATGAACAAAATTTTTATAATATTTATGATGATGAAATCCCTGAAAATGTAAAAAATGAAATAGATAATTTTTCTAAATTAGATGGAAAATTAACAAGTGAATCATTACAAAAATTAGAATCAAATGAACCTATTTGGAAAAATACTTTAGAACAAGATAGTGTTTTAGAACAAGATACTTTAGAACAAGATGATACTTTAGAACAAGATACTTTAGAACAAGATACTTTAGAACAACATAATGTTTTAGAACAAGATAGTGTTTTAGAACAAGATACTTTAGAACAACATAATGTTTTAGAACAAGATAGTGTTTTAGAACAAGATAATACTTTAGAAAAACATAATGTTTTAGAACAAGATAATACTTTAGAAAAACATAATGTTTTAGAACAACATAATGTTTTAGAACAAGATAGTGTTTTAGAACAAGATAATACTTTAGAACAAGATAGTGTTTTAGAACAAGATAATACTTTAGAAAAACATAATGTTTTAGAACAACATAATGTTTTAGAACAAGATAATACTTTAGAAAAACATAATGTTTTAGAACAACATAATGTTTTAGAACAAGATAGTGTTTTAGAACAAGATAGTGTTTTAGAACAAGATAGTGTTTTAGAATCTGTTCCATCTTATTTAAATACTTTAGAACAAGATAATACTTTAGAACAAGATACTTTAGAACAACATAATGTTTTAGAATCTGTTCCATCTTATTTAAATACTTTAGAACAAGATAATACTTTAGAACAAGATACTTTAGAACAAGATACTTTAGAACAACATAATACTTTAGAACTACATAATACTTTAGAACAAGATACTTTAGAACAAGATAATACTTTAGAATATAAAAACTTATCATTAGTTGAAATAAATAATTTAACACTTAAAGAATTACAAAGTATTGCTAGAAAAAATAAATTAAAAATTAAAGGTAAAAAAGATGAATTATTGGAACGCGTTAAATCATTATATAATTTAAATATTAATATGAATTAAAATATATTATTTATTATATAATGAATAATTGTTTTGAACCATATAAAATGAATGATGGAAGATACTTTACTGATTATAGACCGAATCATGAATTAAATAATGATATTAAAAAATATTTATGTAATGCTAATAATAAATGTTGTTCTAATAATTATAATTTTAAAGTATGTTTAACTAATACATATGATAATATAAAAGACTATTTATCATATCATCATTCTAATAATAATGTTAATTAATTATTTTTTTTTTATATTATAATAATATAATGAGTTGTATTAAATCATCTAATAATAAATTTTTTAATTCATCATCTAGAATGTCTGATGGACGTTTATTTACAGATTATAGACCAAATCATGAAATAAATACACATATTGGTAATAATAATAATATTGAAAATACCCATAATTATAGAATGTTTTTAACTCAAAACGCTGATGAAATTATTAAAAGAAATAAAAATTATATTTATTTAAAAAATGGTATATACGATTGTAAGCAACCATATAAAACTGGAACAATGTTATCAGAAAAAACAAGAGTTGTATGTGACCCACATAAATGTTCTAGGGTTTTGATTGATAAAAATGGATTAGGTGAAGGAAGGCAATATGTTACTAATGGACCTAATATATTATTAGATTCATTAAATAAATCTGAAGTCAATGAAAATAATATTTGTGCTGATACTCAAAATAATTTACATTATTATCCAATTGATCCGAATTTATATAATAAAAAAGATTTAAGGAAAGCTATACCAGGAGGTGGTGAAAAATTATCTGGAGGTGATCCAAATGTATTATTTTAAATAATTTTTTTATTTATAATATTTTATTTGTTCTATTAAATCTATATTTTTAATATTATTGAAAATTGTAAATAATTTATTACTATTTATTTAATATTTTCTAAATAGTATATAATTATATAAAATGTATAGTTATTTTTTTTTATATTCATAATATTATATGAGTTACGATTGGAGAAAGTTTCATTTTGATGATGATTTTTGTAATGGAGTAGTTGAAAAACAATCAAATGGAAATATTACAGTTGCAGGCGATCTTAAAATACCAGTTTCAAATGTTAAAATTGTATATTGGGCATCAAATCCACCTGATTTTAATCAATCTTTTAGTGGTTCAGGTTTACCATTTTATTCACCAGAACAAGCATTTTCAAGAATGGTAAATGGTGGAAGTCTTACAACAGATGGAAAATCATTTAAATTTAAAATTTTTTATCCAAATAGTTATTATGTTGGTCTTGGAAGTGTTTATGTACCTCCACAAGTATATATTAAAATATGTAATCCTAATGTAAAATCTAATGTTCAAGTTATTAATTTAGGTAATGGAATACCATTTAGAACATTAACATATCCAGATCAACCATCAAAAAATCATAGAAGTTCGCCCTTATTTTATACTAATAATAATTTAACTATCAGATCACAAGAACAAATTTTAAGAGATAGTGCGTATCCAGTATTTAATATTTTACCACCAAAAACACCAGATAATTTCTGGGGTCTTAAACCACCTATTTAAATTGAATTATTACTTATATAATCATATGAATATTTGATTAATTTAATTGAGGAATACAAATATTCTCTAAAACTTTCTGTTAATGTTTTTTTAGATATATTATTAGGTAAACTTAATGTATTATTATCATATGGATTTAAGAATATAAAGTCTTTATATTTATTTGGAATATTGATTGGTTTAACATCTACATATGATTCATTTTCTAAATAATTTAATTCCTCGTTATTACTATTTTTATATTTATTGATTTCATTGTCATTTTTAGTGTGAATTTTATTTTCTATTTTATTTTCTATTTTATTTTCTATTTCATTATCAATTTCATTTTCGGTTTCAATTTCATTTTCGTTCATTTCATCAGCTGAAATATAATCATCACTTGTCATATCATCTTCATTATCATCTAAAAAATTAAATTCTAATCCATCATTTACATATTCATTAATACTTTTATGAGTAAAAGAACAAAATTGTTTTTCATTTATAGTATAATTATTAATATTTGGTAAACTTCTTTCAAAATTAATATTCATTAAATTATTCTCATCATTAATAACTTCATTGTTTGTAAACCATTTATGATTAAAAAACTCATTCCATGATAATCTTTCATTCGGATTTGTTTTACATAAAGAATAAATTAATTCTTGACAATCTTTAGATATGTCCATTTTTATCTGAATATTTTTTTTTTTAATTTCTTTAATTAAATCTATAAAATTTGATACATTAAATGGTGTATATCCATGTATCATTTCATATAATATAATACCAACAGACCAAAGGTCTGAATTATAATTATAACCATTTTTAGTAATTATTTCAGGAGCCATATACATAGGACTTCCACATAAAGTATTTATTATAGAATCTTTAGTATAATAAGTAGCAAAACCAAAATCAGTTATTTTTATATCATAATTTTTTGAAAGTAATATATTTTGTGGTTTTAGATCTCTATGTAAAATATTATTATCTAACAAATATTTTAATCCATTAGATAATTGTTTCATATATTTTCTAGAAAATTTTTCTTTCAATGGTGTTTTATTTAAAAAATGTGATAAATCTCCATATTCATAATAATCCATAATAAAATATATATTATTGAGACGTGTATCTATAATGACATCATGAATTTTAACAATATTTTCATGATTTAATTTTCGCATAATCTCAAATTCTCTTTTAATAGATATTTTAATTTTATTTTTATTTTTATCAATATTAATTTCTTTTAACGCATATTGTTTATTATTAAGATTATGTCTACATTTATATATAGTAGAAAAAGAACCTTTACCTATTCTTTTTTTATCTACTATATATTCTTTAATATTAAATGTAGAATTATTAAATATATCCATCTACTATTATTTTATATAAAAATAATAGTTTTAATACTCTTTATTTAAATGATTTAAAATCAATAATTAGTAATTATAGTATAATGAATAAAGAATCTATTTATCTTTCACAAAATAATCTATTAGGTGAAATTATTTTAGAAAAAAAATCTAATAATAAAATTATGATAGGTCATTCAAATATTGCTAATATTATAGCAAAACGTCCAAATAATGTTATTGTTTTTACATCATTTAAAGAAATTATAGAAAAAATCCAAAGTATTATTTTTAGTATGAGTTTTACATCACGATATTTGGGAATGGATATGTATGATAATAAAGTATATAATACCTATGATAAAGATTTTAAAAATGTGTATATTTACGGAATACAAAATATATATGATTTACCAGCAGGTATTGTATTTTATCATAATAGTAATGAATTATTATTTCAATGTACTAATATAGAATTTATGATCACTGAATTTATAATACCATTTAAATTTACAAATATATCAACAAAAAAAACATATTTAGTTAAAAGAAGTAGTGGTGATATACAAGATACTTGTATACTTAAAAATGGTGGATTATTTTTAAAAGATGATACACTTAAAATTACAAATAATTTTTCTAGTAGTAAGGATGAAAAATTGAATCCTGGTGTATTAAATAATTTTCAAAAAGTTGTTTTTTTTGATGAATTTTTAAAATTAAATGATTTAAAATTAGAAATTAATTTACCATATTTTTCTAAAAGTGTTATTAATAATGAAATACCAATTATTCAAGATTTACTTTATCATTATAATGAACAATTAAACGAATTTTCAACTAAAATAGATAAATATTATTAAAAATTAAATTACTTAAAGTTTTCATCTATTGTTTAGATATAAATGACTGATAAACTCTCCCTTCTTGAATCAATTGAAACCACTTTTAAATCCTTAACGGATACAATTACAGATATGAGTAAAATTACTAGAGGATTACAAGATGAACTTAAATCTTTACATAAAATGGTTAAACAATGTGATAAATCATCTAAAACTAAACCAAAACGTCCTCAAACTAAAATGTCTATTAGTAAAGATCTTGAAAAATTTTTAGCTTTAGATAAAGGAACTTTATTAACTAAAGCTGAAGTAATGAAGAGTGTCTCTAAATACATTAAAGAAAAAAATTTACAAATTCAAGAAGATAAACGAAAATTTCTTCCAAATAAAGAATTGTCCAAAATTTTTGGAATTAAAAAACCACAAAATATGACTTTTGTTGAAATTAATAAACATGTTTCACCACATTTAACTCAACCGCATAAGAATTTAACGGTTTAATCCCAACATTTTGGAAATCATTTTACGAGCATTATTAGGTCTTTTACGAGATTTTCTAGCAGTTCGTTTCATTCTTCTACCACGTGTTTGTGATGGTTTAAGACATGGTTGTTTACCTTTAACAGATGTAGCTTTAGATTGGTATTCAATAACATATTCACCTGCCGACCCTTGTAAAATAAGTGGTTTTTTTAATTTATTTCTATTAAGTTTATAAGTATATTCTTTATTTTTACTATTTCTTGTAGTTTCTTTAACTGTAATAAATAAAGTACAAATACCTCTAATTTTTTTAATTCTACATAATTCAGTAAATGCTTTTTTTGCTGCTGAAACAGGTGTTCGTGATCTATAAAGTCCACCACTACCAAATTTTGTTTTACATCCACCATGTTTAGTAGCGTTTACAATTGTAAAAGATCTCATTCCTTCTTTACCACTTCCACTTTTAACCATTTTATAATATAATAAAATATTTTAATTATAGAAATATTGAAATAAATTAATAAAATATTTAATTAATTTAATTTAAAAAGAAATAATTATATTTAAACTAATGTTATTACTTTTATTATTATTCAATAGTTTTATAGTATTTGGATTGAATTATGATTATGAATTTACATGCCGTGTATCAAGTATATGTCATGCCATAGTATGTTTAATTGGATCAGTATTATTTCTAAATAATTTTATTTCTTATGGTATATTTCAATATATAATAAATTATAATATAGTATATATTTCAACCGATATTTATCTATATTTAACAAATAAAATTTCAAACAAAGATATAAAAGAAATGATGATTCATCATTCATGTTTCTTAATAGCTTCATTTGTATCCTATTTAGATCCATATTGTTATGCTTTAGGAATTATGAGTGAAGGAAGTACTATTTTTTTAAATATAAGATGGTTCGCTATAAATAAGTATTATTTTACAAATATTGATTTACATACTAAATTATTTTGGATATGTTTCTTAATATTTAGAATAATTAATATAACTTATTTGACATATATATTATATTATCATATATACTATTATTTAGTTTTATTAGTTATACCATTTTTAGGATTAAATTATACATGGTTTTATTATTTAACAATGAAAGTATTAAAATAAAAAATAGTTAATAATTATAATGAATATATTATTAAGAACTATAATGATGGGTGGAATTGATGGAATAATAACTATTTTTAATATTATATCTAGTATTGAAGGAACTAAATTAAACTATAAATATATATTTATATTAGGATTAGCTGCTCTTATTTCAGATGCTATGTCAATGGGATTTGGTGAATATGCTAGTGTAAACGCTGAAAAAATATATAATAAATCTGAATCTACTAATCCTATGAAAAATGGTATAATTATGTTTTTATCATTTGTTGGATTTGGAATGATTCCATTATTAATTTATTATTTGGCATTAAAATTAAATTATAAAAATAAATTTATTAATACTTATATATCTGTATTATTTGGTTTATTTATATTAGGTGTAATTAAATCAAAATATACTAAGGAAATATGGTGGAAATCTGGTGGTTCTATATCTTTATATGGTGGTTTAACGTCATTTTTGGCATTTAATGTAAGTAAATTAATATCATCTTTATAATTCTTCTTTTTTATCTATACAATCCCAATCATCGCTTATATTATCTTCATTAGATTTTCTTAACTCTGATATTAATTTGTTTAAACGTAATATAGTTCTTTTTTGATTTTTAGTTCTACCATAAAATAATTTATTTTTTTCTATTAATTTTTTATTAGTTTCTTTTAAATTCACAATTTCTAATTTATAAGTATTTATTAAATCACTCATTAAATATTAATAATAATTTATTTTTAAATAAATTATTTAAAAATCTTTTATATCATTATTTAAATCTTCATAGTGTTCTTGTTTTTCTTGATTATCTTGATTATCTTGATTTTCTTGATTTTCTTGATTTTCTTGATTGTTGGTATTTAATAATAATTTTATAGTATTAATTAATTCATCAGTATCTGCTCCTGAAAATGAATGGATTGATTCTATATTATTATTTTTGTAAAATTTAAATGTAGGCATACAATCTATTTGACAAAATGCAGATATTTCTTCACATTCATCAACATCTATTTTTATTACTCTTAAATGATCATTATTTTCTCCTATATTTGTAACATCAGGTGATATTTTTTTACACGGACCACACCATGTAGCTGTAAAATAACATATAATTAAATCTGGACATTCATCATTTTGTGTAATTATTTTTTTAAATAATTCTATATCATCATGTTTATTCTCTAATTTAATTAAAACCATTTATTTATAAAATAATTAAAATAAAAATCTTTAGGTTATTATTAAAAAAATTTTTTATATTATTTAATTAAATGGGTAATTATTTTTCGTATATTTCACTAAATAAATATGTAAATATAGATAAAAATAAGAAATATCCATTTAATAAATTTAATAAATTTAATAGATATAAAAATGAACCTTTTAGTGTTGATTATTCAAATAATAAAAAATATATACCAACATTAAATACTATAAAAGAATAATTCTTTTTTAAATTTCATTTAAAAGTTAAAAACATTATAAATATATGATGAATGAAATTATAAGAAGTCCAGATTATAATAAAATAATTATAGATGATAATGATCATCTTTCTGCGTGTATTAAATATTTTTCTCCATTACATTTAAATACTAATGGAACTACTGGATCTTTATGTTATTCTAGTAAATTTAAAATGAAAGATAAAAAAAATAAAGTGTTTAAATTATTAGGTAATGGTTGGTTTAATATTGATTATAAAGAACATTCGTTATATATCAATATCAATAAAATTGGTGATCCACAAGGATTAAACGAAGATACAAAAATTCATACTGAAATAGAAATATATATAAATAAAGAAAATCTAGATATAATAGATTTATTTTTTGATGATGCTTCAAAATATTATGTTGATACTATACTAGATAAATTAAAAGAAAATAACAAAACAACTATTTATATGTGGGATGATTATTGGGAAACTATTGAAAAAAGACCAATGAGAAGTTTATCTACAATATATTTAGGAGGATTAGAACATAAAATACATGATAAAATAAAAGAATTTTTATCAGAAGATACTAAAAAACTTTATTCTGATTTAGGAATCCCTTACAAACAAAATATATTATTTCATGGTTATCCAGGAACTGGTAAAAGTTCATTAATATTTAGTTTAGCGTCCGAATTAAATATGAATGTTGCTTTACTACATTTTGTAGCAGCTATGAATGATTTAGATTTTATGAGAGCTATGAGACGAATACCAGATAATACTATATTAGTATTAGAAGATATTGATGTTCTTTTTGAATCTCGTAAAAAAAATGATGAAAATAAATCTGGTATATCTTTTAGTGGATTACTAAATAGTTTGGATGGATTATCTCATATTGATAATCAGATTATATTTATGACTACTAATTGTAAAATGGTTTTAGATAAAGCTCTTGTAAGACCTGGACGAATTGATATGGATATTGAATTTAAATATTCAACTAAAGCACAAATTAAAATAATGTTTGACAAATTCTTACCAAAACAAAAGGAAAAATTTACTGAATTTTATAAACAAATAAAAAGTTTAAAATTAACTACTGCTATATTACAACAATATTTATTTGGAAATATTAATTGTGAAGATATATTAGAAACTATAGATGAATTAAAAGGAATTGTTAATAATAATAATTATGAAACTACAAAAGAAACATTATATACTTAATGTTAATAATTAGATAAATATTATACTATTTCACAACAAACCACATATCCATAAATACTTAAATTAACAATAATATCTCCAACTAGTCCAAGACCAGGTTCATATTGTATATGACTATATTCTGAATATGTTTGATAACCTTTTGGACATATATGAGTTTCATGTTTATAATGTGATGATTCAATATTGGGAACTGTAACAGTCCATTTACTAACTGGTGTAACTTTAGGTGGCATAGTAAAACAAGAACCATTCACATAACTTAGGAGCATAAAAATTGGAATAATGACTTTCATAGTTTGTTAAATAAATAACATAGTTAATTTTATAAATCAATTTTATTTTCTTATAATTTAGATGTTATATCTAGTATTTTTTTATTCATATGTTTGTTTCCATCATAACATACTATTAGATTAGATTTCTTAAATATTTTATTTGCTTGTTTTTTTAATAATTCTTTATTTATATTTCCTAAATTTTTATATTCATTATTAAATGATATTATTGGATAATTCCATAATAAATTAGTACAATAATTAGATAAAATATCATTTGGATTTTTGGAAAATATATCTTTTTGTTTTTGAATTTTTATTAATGATTTATATGTATTTATATATTTCTCTTGAATATATTCTGTTTTTATATAATTTAATACTTCTATTATATATTCTATAACTTTTAATAAATTATTAGTATTACATAAGGTTGTAATAGTTACTAAACTTAATTGTTTATTGTATACATCTAATTCATAATCACCACTACAATAATAGACTAATCCCTTTTCATTTCTTAATACTTTTAATAGTAATGAATTTAAATCTCCTGTCAATATTTCAATTAACCCACGTATACTATAATACTCTTTTTCAAAAAATAAGCTATTAATATTAAAAATTAATTTTAAATTTGATACTTTTTCTTTATTATTATGGAAAATTATAGGTTCTCTTATTGATAATGAATAATCATTATATTTATGTGAAACTTTATTTTGAAGTTTATTCATATTTTTTTTTAATCCATTATAGTCCTTATTATCAATGTCTCCAAATATTCCAATTACATAATTTTTAGAAGTAAAATATTTAGTATAATATTTCTGGATATCTAATGGTGTTATTTTTTTTGTATTGTTTAATCGTATTTTTTCAGAATAACTTCTTTGATGATTTTTAAATAATAATTTATTAATTTTAGTTTCAAATTCATAATCAGCATCTTTAATAATTGCGTTTAATTCTTCAATCACAGCATTTTGTTCTTGTTTAAACATACTTTTATCTACTTTGAAATATAATAAAGCATTTGTTACTAAATCAATTACATAATCTATATGTTTTTTTTCAAATTCTAATACAAATTTAATATTCTTATATTGTATTTCGGCATCTAAATTTATATTTTTTAGTGCCATAACTTCTCTATTTTCTTTCCCATCAGGATATTTAGATGATGTAAACATAGAAAAAAGATGTTCTATAAAATGCCCTGATTCTAATATTGATCTAGTTTCTAAATCATGACCTAATTTCATTTGTATTTGTAATAATAATAAGTTTGTTTCTTTATTCGGTATTCTAATTATTTTTAGACCATTTTTTAGTGTTTCTATATTATATTTATACATTATATATATATGAAATAAATAAAATATACTATAATTTTAAATGGTTCCTAAAAAATATGTTCCTAATTCTTTAACTAATAAAGATACTATTAAACAAAAAAAAGCTTTACTAAAATCAAGAAAATTATATAAAAAAGGTATTTATTATATTCGACCTAAAATTAAATCATTTAAATCTAAAATTTCACCTCATATAGTAAAAGCCCGTAAATTATATTCTATTGATTCCATTAAACCATCGCAAAAATTAGCTAAAAAAACGAAATGTTCTATAACTGGTTTAAAAAAAATAGTTAAAAAAGGAATAGGAGCTTACTATTCTTCTGGATCAAGACCAAGTCAAACTGGAGAAAGTTGGGGTATAGCAAGATTAGCAAGCACTATTACAGGTGGTAAAGCATCAAAAATTGATTATCATTTATTAAAAAAATATTGTTCTAATAATAGTAAAGCATTAAAAATTGCTTCAAAATTAAAACCGGAGGTTAAAGAAAAAGTATCATTAAATGGTGGTGGTAAAACTAAAACTAAACAACCTAAACGCAATAAAAAAAATGAATTAATTTTTGAAGATGTAATTGATAAATATCCACAATTTAAACCTAATCTTTCACCAGAAGAAATATTTAAATTAGGTAGTTTTGGTGGAACATATTTTAGACCTATTAAATCTATTGTAATTAATAAATCTCTTAAAAATCAACATCATGAATTTATAAAATATGGATGGTTTAAATATTTAGATGAATCAAAATATGTTACCAATGAAGTATGTAATTTAAAATTAAATAATTATGGTGTTAAATCAGGAACCAGTTTAGATTTTTGGGAAAGTAAAGGATGGATAAAAGAAATAGATCCATATGGTTGGTTTCAATGGTATTGTAGATTTTATGTAGGAAGAAGATGTTATGATGACGATAGACAAATAAATAGATGGATTAAATTTTCTGGTGAAAAATCTGGAAGATGGAGATTGCGTTTAATTAATATGTGTAAAAAGAAAAATACTGATTATGATGATTTATCAATAAGTCCAGTTATTAGACAAGGATTACAACATTGGGCATATGTAATTACCAAAGATGATATTAAATAAAATATTTATTTATATTATATTATGATATTTATGAATCCGTTTAATGCTTGGTTAAAATTTAATAAAGCTCAAATTAAATCTGATTATTTTAAAATTAGTTCATTAATGTCTAATGAATTAAATGTTAAAATTAATCAAAAAGCTAAACAATTATGGAGTAATATGACTGATATTGAAAAAAATGAATGGAAAAATAAAATAGAAATAGTAGAAGAAGTTAAACCAAAACAATTAAATAAATTAGTTTTGAAAACACCAAAAGATAAAAAAACTAAAAAAACTAAAAAAACTAAAAAAACTAAAAAAACTAAAAAAACTAAAAAAACTAAAAAAACTAAAAAAGATAAAAAACGACAAAGTATTAAAAATAACCCAGCTTTTCTACCACCATTAATTAATAATAATAAACTAGGTCCTAAAATACGAAAATTATAATTATTTACTTTATTTTAGAATATACATGTTATTTGTATCAATATAATTAATTTTATTTTATCAAAATTTTTATAAAAACTTTTTTTTTTCATTTTCAAAACTTTTTTTTTGCCTTCCCCCCCCCCATTCTTTTTAGTATACACAACCCTTTTTTTTTGTAAATTCCTTATAATTTATTTTTTTTAATATAGATTTTAAGACCATAGTTTATGTTAAAATAATTTTAGAATAAAAAAGAATAAAAAAAAGAATAAAAAAAGAATAAAAAAAGAATAAAAAAGAATAAAAATAATTGTTTAAAGAAT